TATAATTGCCACCAGAATTAGGTGTAGGCCATACATTAATGTTTGGAAGCTGAGGAACTAATGCAGTTGCACTATATGCATGAGATGTTGCTGTTGTTCCATTTTGTCCACGAATACAATTAAGCAAGTAATTATTAGTTGTATCAACATTAGGATAATAAATGATTTCATTGTCAAATTGTATAAATCCTGTAGCTGCTAAATCAGAAATATTTGGACCAATTTGAATATTCGTATCTGTTGCACTAATACCACCATTGCCATTAGATCCATTACCTACAAGATAGTCTTTATTTGCAGATGGACTAGTATTTCCAGACTGTCTGTTGATCCAAACTTGAATTGGACGACCAACAGCTAGTTTATTAGGGATTGTTGAGTATGTATCTTCAGAAATACGAGAAATATTGATGTCAATTTGGTTTTGTAACGTTCCTTGACGTACAACATGACTTAAAAGATCAATGGTATCTACAGGAAGTGGGTATGATATCTGTCCTGTTACTAAAGGAATCTGTCCTTCTTCTACAGTCCATAAATTGATGCCTCGATTAGCCCATTCAATCGTTAAAATGTTAAGACTGCGTTGAGCAGTCCTAAAATCGTAACCAGTTCTAAGTTCTAACCCACATCTTTCAAACGCCTCTTCAATGAGGTCGTTCATATTAAGATTAAAGGACGTTGTCCCTGTGGTATATGTCATTATTTTTTCTTAAGTTTGCCTAATGTTTGAGCCAATTTTGCTCTTTGACCAATTTTTCCTGATTTTTTTGCGGCAGACGCTAATTTTGATGCTGGAATCTTCTCTCCAGCCTTAACTTTTAGCGATTTACGCAAACTTCCTGGATGTTTGATAGCTCCAGCAATCCAATTGCCTGTTTTTCCGCCTTTTTTGTACTCATAAACCTGATTTGGATTATCTTTTCTGATAATTGTCTTAGGTTTTGAAGGCATCTTGGAGGGTTTTATATCACCCATTCCACGAGAGGCTCTCATATTACTTAGAGTAACCGCCACCACACATTTTTTCAACGATTTCATGGTGATGTTTGTGACCATGCATACCGCCATCGTGGTGTTTTAAGTGTTTTTCAACGTGTTCATGGTGATGAATATGACCGCCATGTGCGTGATGACCATCGTGATGCTTCATATGGTCTGCTACGTGTTCGTGATGATGTTTGTGACCGTGTTTCATATATTGCTCCTTAAATAAATTTACCTTTTGTTATACCACGTTTTTCAATACCATGACCTCTAACCTTACCACCTTTAGCTTTTTTAACTACAGGCCCCATATCAACTTCACCAACACCTTTTGGTACTGGATGAGTTTGAGTAGGTAATGCTTTAGTTTCTGGTGACATATCACCAGCTTTAACTATTGGAACAGGTTTAATATCTGATGCCATGATTAACAGTATTTACCTTTTGTGTGACCACGTTTAGCAATACCGTCAGCAACCTTAGCATAGCCACCTTTACGCATAGGTTTTACATCTTTAGGAGCAACTGTTTTACCAGAATCACCCAAGTTGTGACCTTTTGTATGACCACGTTTTTGAACTGCTGATTCACCGTGTTTTGTTAATTTGTTAGAACCTTTTTCAACATCTTCTGACATTGATTTAGGACCCATTGTTTCTTTTTCTTTAAACATTTTAGTTTTACCACCTTCTGCGTGTTTATGAACTTTACCACCGTGCTTAAGATTTAATCCACGTGTGTGACCAGATTTTTGAACAGCGTGTTCACCATGTTTTAATGGTCTTTCACCTGCTTCAATTGCTGGATCTTCTGTTGGGCCACCTTTAGCCATTTTCTTCATGTGTGATTTACCACCATGCTTCATACCAACGCCACCTGGACCACCCATACCAACTGGTGGAACACCTGGAACTGGAGATGCTTGTGGAGGAACCATAGGTGTACGAGCCATTGGAGCACGCATTGGAGCTCTTACTGGAACTGGTACTGGTACTATTTTTGTTCTTGTTTTTGCCATGTTATTTACCTTTTAAATGTTAGTTACAATTCCATCTTTTTAGAGATGCTGCTTTACGAGTAGGTCTGCCTTTTTCATCTTTCATAGGACCTGGCATTCCACTCATTCTAGCACAAAATGATCTTTTGCGTGCACCTCCTTGCGGCTGAGGCGCTTTTAAGTGACTACCAGTTTCCCTATTGTATTTAGCACGACCTTTAGCTGTAAGTCCAGCACCTTTGGACACTGGTAATTTCTCACCACGTCCAACAGATAATGAAACTCCACCTTTTTTCATCTTAGCTGTCTTGGCAGATTCTTTAAATGCTTTAGCAGTTGGAGCACCTTTAGCTCCTGGTTTACGCATATGTTCACCACTACCGTGAGCTATACGCTCCTGTTTAGCGTGAATGTTTGCATAAAGGCCGCCATATTTAAATTTCTTACCTTTGTCAGCTTCGGCAAAGTCTTTACCTACAGATTGGGGAATACCTACTTTTTTAGCAAAGGCTTTTGAATGAGCCACTGCTTCCATGAGTCTATGTTGTTTTGCTGATTTACTGGGCATGATGTTGTCTGATTAGTTCGTCAATCTTACTTTCTAATTTAGAGAATCTTGAGTCTAAGTGAGCCACCATTCTATCTAATTCAGCTTGAGTTACATTGTCTCGTGCAATTTCTTCACGAGTACGATTAAGTAAAATGCTTATTCTTTGTAACTCATCAAACTTGTCTTTAACAATAAAACCAACAATACCAACAGTGACTGACAGGATAAAGTTCCATGCCAACATGATATCGTTAGCTGACATGATTAAAAGTATCCTGGGAATGTATTGCCAGCATCAGGATTGTTTTTGATAAGTTTACCATTAATAACAGCACCAACTTGAACATTGCTACTATTATTGGTTCCTATTTGCCAAATAATGTCTGATTTTTCTGGATAAAAGAATGGTGTACTTGATCTATCAATAGTAAATACTGAAGTAAATGCTTGTTGTAATACATCAAATTGAACGCCAGTATTATTATTTTTAGACAATACATTGTAATACATTTGACTACCAGTGTATCCATTGTCAGTATTAATTTCAACTTGATATAAATAATAACTATATCCTGCAGGAACAGTATAAATAGCAGCTTGTGTTTTACCAATACCAGGATTAATTTGTGCAACAATATTAGATCCTTGTGATGCTGTGATTGTTCCTACATTAGTGACTTGGCTAGTGCCTGGAACAACCATGGTCATGCTATTCACTCTGTAATAACTATTAATAGTTGTAACAGAAGAAGTACCATTTAACAATATAATTTCTGATATAGGATTAAAGTTTGCATCTAACCCAGAAATAGAAATAGCTGCTTTTGTATTATCAGAAGCAGATGAACTGACTAAAACTAAATTAGCTGCAGAAGCTGGGAAAGTATATGCTGTTGCATTTTCCCATATAGCAATCGTTGCATTTTGTGCTGTTGTGGTTGAAGAAATAGCTGTATTGTAACCAAATATATTAACATTTGAATGACCATATACTTGACCACGAGCTACTTGTAAGTCAAATGGCTCATATTTAGCCTGACGTGTAATTGAGTTTACAACATTATTTGTTTTTGGTACTGGATATACCATGATTAATCTCCTAAAGTTAAAGAATGGGGGACGAATCCCCCACCAAGATTAATTAATCAAAGTTACCGTATGGGTATGTTGTAGAATTACCAATGTTCATGTCAAGTTGGTTATAACGAACTGTTACTTCAATTTGACCTGTTGTTGGTGTAGCTAAACTAGAACCAGTAATTGCTAATGTAACAACAACTTGGCTAAACCATGAAGGTTGTTGACCAGGTTGAATATTTTGTACATCTTGTAATGTTGCACCAGAGTATGTTAATTGTGTACCAACAAATGTTGCAGTACCACGAGTTGCTGAAGTTACAGCAGCCATAGTAGCGTAAACGCCAGTTGATGTAGCAAAGTTATTTGAAACATATGGTTGAATAGATGTAGCTGTATGTGTACCATCTGAAGGTAATGTACCAACATCAACAATGATGTCAGTAATATTTGATGAGTATGGTAATAAGAATACAACACCACGATAAGCAGTACCAGTAGCATCAGCTGTAGGAGCAGAAGCTTTAGTTGGACCATTGGTGCTATAAACACCAGATTGTGGAGTCCAGATTGTAGCTGTGTTATTTGGAATGTTGCTTGATGTAACAAATGCACCAGAACCACCACCGTAATTAGCTATGTTTGGAGTTGTTACTGAGAAATCTAAAAGTGCAGACTGAACTAAGTCAGTGTAGCCCACATCACGTTGTGGACCAAAACGGTTGTCACCCGATAGAATCGGGCCGTCAAAGGTAGAACGAGCCATAATATATCCTTATGCAAAAGTCCTCTTATCAATCATTGCATTGTCTGCTGGGGCAGTCCGATAAGAGTAATCACCCAGATATAATATTCTTGCATAAAATGCTTGAAATTGCAACAAATATCTATTAATATTGCAAACTATGAGAGCATATCCAGAGCAGGTTTTACACCAATATAATCAAGCATTTTCCTTGAAATTACAAGGTAAAGTCCAAGAAGCATTAACTCAATGTGAGTCTATTTTAAAGATTCATCCAACTTATTCTTTAGCCCTTCAGCTCATAGGCATAATATTTGCAGAAGTCAAGAACTATCCCATGTCTTTAGAATACTTTACAAGAGCCATGAAGCATGATAGGAAGAATGCGGCTATTTATAGTAATCGTGGCAATGTTTACCAAGATACCAAACAATATGACTTGGCTTTAGCTGATTTTGATCGTGCCATAAGTATCAAAAGAGACTTTGTTGAGGCTCATTATAATAAAGGCAATTGTTGTAAAGAGATGAATCAATATGAAAAAGCTATAGAATGCTACAAAAGAACACTAGTCTTTAATCCAAAATACAAGGATGCCTATACAAATATGGGTACTTGTTATCAAAATTTACAACAGTTTGATAAGTCAGTTGAATGTTACGATAAGACGATTGAGATCAATCCACAAGACTGGATGGCTTATAACAATAAAGGTTATGCATTACATGTATTAATGAACCTAGACGAGTCTATTAAAACATATGATCAAGCTATATCATCTAATCCAGATAACCCAGATCCTAAGTTTAATAAAGGACTTGTAGAGCTTTTAAAGGGTGATTGGGAAAAAGGTTGGGAAGGACATGAAGTTAGATGGACTAATCGTTTTTCTCCAGTTAAATTGCCTAAACTTTGGAAGGGTGAGGATCTAACAGATAAAACAATCTTTATTCATCACGAACAAGGTATTGGTGATACGATCCAATTCTGTCGTTATCTTAAGCTTTTAAAAGCTAAAAAGATTATTGTAGCTGTTAAGCCAGAAGCTTTTGCCTTATTAAAATCCATGCCTGAAATAGATGAGATCTATGATGACTTATCTAAAGTAAATGAGAATGATTATCATTATCAATCACCATTTATGTCATTGCCTTATATATTTAAAACAAGACCTAACAACATTCCGCATGATGTTCCTTATCTATTTGCACCAGAAGATCGTGTAGCTTATTGGAAAGATAAGTTAAAGGATGATAAGAAGTTTAAAGTAGGACTTGTATGGTCTGGTGGATTTAGAGCAGATCAGCCAGAATTATGGGCTGTTAATAATAGACGTAATGTTCCATTAGATAAGTTAGCTTCATTCCAAAATGAAAACATATCATTTTACAGTTTACAAAAAGGTGAGTTTGCTGAAGCTGAATTAAAGAACTCTAAAGTATGGAATATGATTGATTATACTTCTGAGTTACAAGACTTCTCAGATACTGCTGCATTGATTGAAAATCTTGATCTTATAATCTCTGTAGATACATCGACTGCACACGTAGCTGGTGCTCTAAACAAACCTGTATGGATGATGAATCGATTTGACACATGCTGGAGATGGTTAACAGAAGGCAACAAAACAGATTGGTATCCAAGTATGACTATCTATAGACAGAATAGTTTCAACAATTGGTATAACGTGATTAACAATATTGCAATAGACCTACATGCACTTTCCAGAAGATAATCTTTACCTTGTAGATGGAGGTATTGGAGACTTCCTCCAATTTGTGCCATTTATGCTTCAATATAAGCGTAGATACTTTGTTTTAACGCATTTTAAAGGTGCTAAAGAGCTTATGTTAGCTTTAAATGTCATGCCTGATACGTTAATGTATTACTCTACAGAACCTGAAAAAGTAGAGAAAATTAAACAAATTGCACTCCATAATACCATCAATCAATGTCCAAGACATTTTTACTTCTACGGTAATCCATTCCCAAAACAAAAGCCATTATTTGATAATGATAAAAAGACTATTGGTGTTCATCTAAATGGAAGTAAGTTCTCTTTAGAATGGCAAATAGCCCATAATATGATTACTAAATCTATTCCTTCAAAGATTATAGAGTCTTTTAAAGATTACAATGTGATTGTATTTGGATTGCCTGAAGACTTAGAAGGTTTAGAAGAGTCTGATCATGTGAAGTTTGTTTGTTATAAAGATATAGCCAAAAGCTTTGCTTATGTTGAACAGTGTGATTATGTGGTGGCTGCAGATAGTTCTGTTAAAACCATGAGCTCTATGTTACGCATTCCTACATTCGTATGGATGGCAGATAACGAAGATCCATTTAGAGATAAGATCTTTATTGATCAATATGTCAAAGATGGCATTATGAAAACATTCAAATATAAAAATGCTTTTGATGATATGGATGAAGGCATCAAGCAAACCATGGAGTTTTTAAATGAATCCAAATAAAGTAGTTAATTCACAATATGGTCAAATCATCATAAATACAAACGATAAGGGAGTTGGAGCTTCTATATCTGAAGGATCATATTTTGAGCCTGAAAATATAAACATTATGATTGGAGTGATCAACACACTTCTACAAAGAAAAGACAAAATTACATTCTATGATGTAGGTGCTAACATTGGAACACATACGTTAGCCATAGCTAGTACATTCAAAAATAAAGTATTTATAAGATCATTTGAAGCTCAAAGACAAGTTTATTATATGTTATGCGGAACTATTGCTTTAAATGGATTACGCAATGTATATGCTCACCATTGTGCCGTTGGTGGCTATTATGGTTTGATTGATATTGATTTACCAGATTACAATGTAAGACAAAACTTTGGTGGTCTTGAGATTAAAGAGATAGATAAATCAGATAATCAAGATATGATTTTTAATAGTTCAGAAAACATTGAAATGATGAGATTAGATCAGTTTCATGAACCTATTGATTTCATCAAAATGGATATTGAGGGAATGGAGGAAGAGGCTTTATTTAGATCCTCGCTTATGCTTGAGGAGTATATGCCTGTTTGCTACGTGGAAATATTTAAATCTAATCAAGATCGCATTTTTAGCTTCTTTAAAAGCCTTGGCTATAAATGCTATTCAAATGGTCAAGATATGCTTGCTATGCCGACTGGCATGGATGTAACTATTCTAAATTTTAATCCTGTATAAAAAGCCCCTAGATGGGGCTTCCTATTATTGTGCTGGAGTAACTCCTTGTGGAGTTACAGGAGCTTCTGGAGCAACTTCAGGAGTTGATCCTTCTACTGGTGTAATGGTAGCAACTTCAGCTGGACTTACAAACAAATGTTTAAAATGAGAGATTTCAACATTCATTGCAACTTCAATTGCACTTTCAATAGCACCAAAAAAGCTTTTTACATAACCAAAAATAGTCTTAAGGATTTGTAAATGAGCCTTTACTAAGTTCCATAAATCTTTTAATAATTGCATACTATCTCCTTTGTTAGATAAAAAACCCCACTTTTTTAAGGTGGGGCTTTCTATTTATCAACTAACTAGTTTCCTAATTAGTATGAACCGTAAACACCTAGTGGATCAGAAACACCGAATGAATAACGTTCACGAGATTTATATCTCACGTTACCAGTGTCAAAGTCACCGTCCATAGAGTTTTGTAGAGGTGTTCTAACGAACATTTTAAGACCATTAGGCACATCTGTTGTTAAGAACCAAGCATTAGTTGCTGTTAAGAAGTGGTTAATTGTATAACCTTCTGGAACAGAACCGTTGTTCTTAATAGCATTGATGTCGTTGTTGTTTGTACCAACACGGAGTTCTGTGTCAAGTAAACGTGTAGCAACGAATTGTAATGCTGGTGGAACAACTAATTTGCGTGGTTTAGCAGCGATCAAGAGACCACGTTCATCAGTCCATGCAGCGATTTGAATAACAGCATTTTCCAATGATGTTTCATTCAAGTCAGCAGGAGTTGATGGTGTGTTAGCATTAACGCCACCAGACACCAATGGGTGTGCAGTAGAGAATAATGATTGACCGTCACCGTATGTGAAGTTTGAGTTGAAGCCGTTGTTTAAAACAGCAGCACCTTTAACTTGTTTTGTGTACGCCATAGCACGAGCTAATGCTTTAGTATAACGAGCTGATAATGAATCATACAAGTTATCTTCAATAGCTTCTTCAGTTAAGCTGAAGCCAAGAGCAATAGTTTCGTGGTTGTAGCGAGCAGTCCAAGCTTCTTGTGCATTGTCATATGCAATTGCTTGACCTTCGTTTTTAACTGGTGCAGCAGAGAAACCAGAAAGTTTTGTTTCTTCTTCGAATGAACGTTCAGAAGTTTCGATTTCATAGATTTCTTTGTGTTCTTCACCATAACGAGCATATTCAAGACCGAACAAAGCGTTAAGTCCAGGTAATAGCTCTTTGAGTAGCTGGGCACGAGATATAGCCATTTAAATTTCTCCTTAAACGCCAGTGGCTTGTAAATATTGATGAGTTCCAAAATTCCACTTCACTAAGAGTTCAGTGAACCCTGCGAAAGTTAAAGTTTGGGTCGTAGATGTAGTAGCCGCTGCAGATAAGTTTACTGTTGTACCAGATACTGATGCAACATAAGCACCAGCAGGAATGCCAGTACCATAAACTTGCATACCAACATAAATGTTAGCATTAGCTGCAGATAATGTTACTACTGTTGTGCTGTTTGTAGTAGCTGTTTGTGATGCTGATAACGCTGTATCAGGTACACCTTGGATAATACGAACAGGCAATGAAAGTGTTGTAGTAACACCGTTAATTGCAACTGCTGAATCACCAGTTACTGTTGAACCAGTATTTTGTACTAAAGCAGCATTTAAACCGATTGCGTATTGACCGATAGCAGTCATTGTTGTGCCAGATGTTACAGCAGCAACTTTGAATACTGTGTCAGGATCTTCTACTACTACAGCTGTAATGTCACCAGCTGGAAGCACAGGAGATGTTACACCACCTGGGTAGTATTGTTGCCAAATACGTTGATTTGTACTTGGGTTAGTATAGTAACAACCAACGAAAACACCAACTGGGGATGCAGTAGCTGTACCAGTGTCTTTAGTAACTGTACCGTCTGATTGGATCTTAACTGCGTCACCATTATAGATTGCAGTCGCTGAACCATTAGCGATAGGGAAGTTACGTGTTGCACCAGCAAATACTTGACCACCAATTAGATTAACTGGCTTGAGCCCATATGGGGCTGGTACTGAAGGATATGCCATTTAAAACTCCTAATATAGTTAATTTTTATTACCAAAAGATACTGTAGACTTACGTTCTGAGAACAAAGGCATACGTGCATCATTTTGACGCATAAAACTATTATCAACTGCTTCGGCTTGTTGCTTAGTCATATTGTTCTCATAGTCCATACGGGCTTGAACAAACTCTTGCGGAGCCTTACATAATAATAGTCCGCCAATCTCAATGTTGTCTTTAAAACGACTATCGGGATCAACTAGCAAGGAAAACTTAGGTTGTTCTTCTGCTCTTACTGGTTCCCATCCTTCTCTTAAACGAGAGGAGAGATTTTTCGGATCAGCAACGTTAAGCATTGAAACTCTAATCCATCTATACGCATAACCAGCTTGCTTATCTGGTTCTGGTAGCAATTCAGGAGGGGTCCAAGCTTTTGGACGCTCTTCTTGTTGACGAGTTTGTACATCACGGGGAATTCTATTTTCAGCCATTTTGGGACTCCAATTTAGTTAATTCCATAGCATATTGCTCTGGAGAAAGTTTGAACTTTTTAGCCAAAGCTAATTGCGTTTGCGTCAGTCTAATCTTTTTTGGGGATGTAGAACGTGTTGCAGGTGCTACTACTGTAGCGGGTTTTTTGGCAGAGTCTTTGGTCTCTGTTGTTTCGCTCTGAAATTTTTCAGGGAAACGTTTACGCATCTCGGTATCAATTGCGTTCCAGTAAGTGTCGGAGCCTGTCGGGACACCGTCTCTTTCCAGACGCTTATGAATACCCATTGCAAGGAAACTCATATCCTCATCCACACCGTACCAACTATTTTTATCTAGCCAGGACTGGGTTTTTGAGTCCAGCTTAGGTGTAGGTTGAGCTTGAGGTATTTTAACCTGATTTTCCTCGTTTTGTAAAGCACTTTCTTCATATTGTGGCTTATAACGCTCAATTTCTTGGGCTTTTATCTTTGCAGCCATCAATTGTTCTTGTGCTTCAATCAAAGCTTGAGAATCACCAGCATCTAATGCCTCTTTAATTTGACGTTTTGCAATGTCTAATTCACGAGTTGAGTTCTCTTTAGCAGTAGAAACATAGACTTTTTCACCATCTGAAAGACGGTTTTTAAGCTTTTTAGTCTCATCTAATAAAGATTGAGCTACACGAATAGCTTCTTCTTGTTCACGAAGTGCTTGTTCCTTAGCTCTACGCTCATCGTTAATGAGCTTTTTCATTTGTAATAGACGTTGTTTAGCTTCTTTAGAGTATTCTTCTAAAGTATCTTCTTCAACTTCTTTTACAATTTCTTCAGGTAAAGGAGTAGCGTTCTTTTGATCTTCAATAGGACGATCATCCTCTACTTCGATTTCAATCTTAGCTTCAGGTTCCTTTTCTACTTCTGGAGCCTTAACTTCTTCTTCGATTTCATCTGGGAATTTAAATTCTTCAGCCATATATCCTCCTAAACACGACTAATTCCACGAGGATCTTGTACTACTGCCTCGACAGAATCATCATTGATTAATCGGAATTCACGACCATGAATCTTTAATCGTGTGCCTGTATTAGGACGTGCAAGGATAAAATCTCCTTTTTTACACCACGGTCCTGTAGGGAAACGCTTTTCGTCCTTGTAACAATCAGGACCCATATCTACAACAAAGAATACTGTAGATAGAACTTCTTCGTTTCTCATTGTATCAGTGGATTTTAAAATACCACTGTCAAATTTATCTTCAGCTTCTGGTAAGGCACATAACATTCTATAGCCTTGTGGTACTGGAAGCTGTCTTGCTTTTTCCTCATCCGTTTGGGGAAGAGTTGTTGCTTGGGTTACATCATCGGGATTTGATCCGATTAGTAGTTCACTCATCTGAGTTCTCCATATTGTGTTTTAGGTCTGATACAAACATACGTGCAGAGAGAAGACCTTTTATCTCACCGCATATTCTTTGGTATTCAGCGAAGTCTTTGGCTTCGCCTACTCCCAAAATTTCTTCTAATCGTCTTACCTTTTCATCTATCTGTTTGAGAATTAGATCTAAAAGTTGCATTTATTACTCCTTTGGTTGTTTAGGTTCGTTTTTAGATTGTTCATTTTGATGTTGATGTTCTTTCTTTTGTTTTACCAATTCAGAAAGCACTCTTACATCATTTGCATTTTTAGTGTTTTGCATTTGTTGTTTAGACTTACCAATGTCAGCACCGATACGTAATCCTTCAATCTTTTGTTTAGCTTCAAGATTAGCTTTATCATTTTGAGCTTTAGCAGCCGTTTGCATACCAGCAATTTCTTTCTGAGCTGCAATACGTTGTTTTTCAACTTCGATTTGGTCAGCTTTAGCAGCAGCTTCAATCTGCATCTTCTTCATCTTAATCTCAATTTCTTGAGCTTTTAATTGAAGTTCTTTCATTTGCATTTGGATGACAGGATCATTAGCAGCTTGTTGAGCTTGTTGAGCAGCCACAGCAGTTTGATTTTGATTGAGCAAGTTTTGAGCAGCAGGAACAGCGGCTTTAGTAATAGCGGCTTCTTGTTCAGGTGTAAGACCCCAATCAGGATCATCACTGAACGGTATATCAATACCAGCCATAAGTTCCATTTGACGTTTATACTCAAGACCTACGTGCTCTGTGATATGTGCTTGCATAGCTTGCATAATCATAGGAGCTTGTGGGTTTTGACCAATGATTTGCTTAATCTTAGGATCATTCATTGCAGCCATATGAATTTGAATATGTGCTTGATGATCTTGGTATGGGAAAGCTTTTAAAGGTTGATTCTTTAAAGCATTCACATTCTCAGTGATTGCATCTACAGGTTTCATATCATCTGGCATAGGAACTAACTTCTCAGCGTTCTTAATACCAATCACATCTAACATCTGACGATGTAAGTAAGGTAAGTTATAAAGCTGTGGAGCAGTTTGAGATAATTGAAGTACTGCCTGATACTGTACGACTTTTTGTGACATCGTAGCTGCATTAGGATCAGATACTGGAATGATAGTCGTAGTTTCGTAGTCTTTTTTACGTGCAGTTCTGCTACCTTCAGATGGTTCATAATCATAATCTTCAGGTGCATAGTCAGCAATAATGTCTTTTAATAATCTAAACTCTTGTTTCATTGAGTAATGAATACGAGCTTGGATCGCTGACATGACTTTTAAAGTACGTTCTAGGATAGCTAGTGTAGTTCCTACAGGGCTATTTGCAGACATATCAGAAACTTTAATATCACCAGCAGAAGCGAATCTACGACCTTCTTCAACAATTTGATTGAGTAAAGTAATTAAAGTCTGGCTTGGTTCCTTATATGGCAATGGCATGATGTTATCTTTCATTGCACCAGAAGGCACATCTACGTCCCTAAATTCTCCTGGAGCGATTGGAGTATCATCACCTTTGACTCTAAGGCCTCTGGTCTTAAATCCACCAGGGAGATTTGCAAGTGATCCAGCGTCAACTAATTGTCTAAGTATGGATGTTCCAGATTTTGCAAATGCTCCGATTAAGTGGATTAAGCCAAAACAATAAAATCCAAATCCTGGGATATAACCGTAGTGTACAAAGTGTTGACGCTTTTGATGGGTCTTATCATCAGGATCCCAATTACGTCTAATTGCTAAAATATTACCTGAACTCTTTTCTAAAGTAACAACATAAGGAAGAGCTAAACCTGTAGATTCACCTTTGTCGTCTGTATGTTCATAACCTGGCAAGTCAAGGTTAACATGCATCTCTAAGATCTTATAACGATCATCAGTCGTAGCACGGAAGCCTAATTTCTCGGCAATTTTCTTTTCTATTTCATCAAGCGTATTGTCTGGATCACCAAGATCAATGTCACGATAAAAGCCAGCAACTTGTAAATGGCGAAGTTCATTTTCTGTTTTCCTCATCACATGGGTTACACGTTCAGCAGACTCTAAGCTTGATGCACCATAAGGTACAACCAAGTCTTCTGCTGGGACATACATAGATACTTGACGATCCAATTGTGGATCAACATAAATCTTTTTAAAGCCGTTACCTGAAAGACCTAGACCCCATAACATTCTTTCATGTTCAGGTCTATATTCAGTCATTACGTCTACGAGTTCGTGGTTCATATCATCAACCACACGTTCCATTGCTTTTTTCTTTTCTGGTGTTTCTTTACCTACTATCTCACCTTTAACAGGACCAGATGCAGGGAAAGTATCCATGATGGTTTCTGACTGGAACTTAACGACTGCTTCGGATAGGACTGGATGGAATACACCACAGGCACCTTCCCATGGTTCGTTACGTTCTTCAATCTTAAGACCTAGAAGTTCTAAACCATCTACATAGGTTTGAATCCAGTCTTTTCTTGAATCTATATCTGATTGGAAGTCACCGATCAAATCTCCACCAATTTGTTGGAGTTGACCTTCTGACATATGTTCTGCTAAGTTTTCGCTAAAGTCATCGTCTTCACCCTTTTCCATATGCATATCCATACCTGGAAGATGAATGTCTAATGATTCTGGGTTTTCAATTTCAATCTCCATGTCAGGTTGTTCATTAATTGCAGATAAACCTTGTGGAGCTTCGTATATTGCTTTTTCGATTGCCATAATTGTCCTTATCTAAATGCGGGTCCCATAGCCCAAGCCACCGCTGTAAATCTCTCACCAGAGGTAACAGCAGTCACTCGATGTGGTAACACCGATGGAAAAACGATAATACTTCCCTTAGGAAGTTTTGGAATTGGAGAGTCCAAGTCCTTTAGTTCTAGTAAGCCACCTTCATAATCATCTGGGTTTGACAGAATAAGTATTGAGGAGAGTTTGCGTTGATTGCCAAACTCGTCTGGATTGTAAGAGTCACTATGCCAATCATAGTGGCCACCTACTTTATAATGTCCGATCTGGACTGGTTCTATATAAGATGTTGCATAATTCCAATTTGCTTGGATATTGGCAAGTCCTATATAACTCTGCATTATACATCCAACTGGCTCCATTGGGTTAACAAATACAATATTTGTTTGACGTTTGTCTGGATTTATGTATGTTTCATTTGCATGCATAAAACCACCGTCTTTACCTTTAGACCAGTCAATTTCTTTTAGGATAAGATCACACATATCTTCTGATATGATTCTTTCCTGCCACCATACACGTGTCTTAATAATAAGCTACTCTCCTTCTAAATTCTCTTGGTTCATCGGGCTCATCACTTGGTAACGGTATAAAGCCACCACGTCTAAATCTAAGTAAAGCCTGTGTCGTGGAGTCGACTAAGTCGTCATGGTCTGAGTTAGGGAATGCAGCCATTTCCTCGATGACTTCCTCCGCCCACCTTTTACGAGGAGCCCACACTTTGCCTGATGCGAAAAGATCTGTTACTGAATTCACACGACTAATCTTGTCATTACCTCGTGTCGGTGTAAATTCTTGTACAGGTATACCCATACGTCTTAACTCAAAGATTAAAGGTGCACCTGAGGCCTTAGCTTCCACGATAAACGCATCTGGGTTCCACTCTTGATACATTTGCATAGCCCTTCCCTTTAGTTCAGGAAACTCCATACGTTCCTTTAAAGCGTCAAGCAAAATAATGTTAGGGTCGTTTGGGTTTTCATTTAAGAAGAAGACACCCCAAGTTGTACATGCACTATAGTCAGAACGCTCTGACTTTGTAAAAGCAGTATCCCAACTTTGTATAATAAATTCACAAGGAGGAGGGATTTCTTTTTCCCACACGTTCCACCATTCCCGTTTAACTAAAGCACCTTCTTCGGAAGTCGGGTCTTGTTGATACTGTGCTTGCCATTTAGATAAAGGCAACTCAATACGTAACTTATTAAGTTCGTCATAAGACCAGAACTCTGGCCATAAAGGTTTATCGTTAGGAAGAATCGCTGGGAGTTCAATAATCTCCCACTCATCTCCATCACGATCTACCATGGCACTTAAAATCTTTCCAGTCAGGTCTCGTTTAGACCAACGAGTCATAACGACTACGATAGAACCACCTGGCTGTAAACGTTGTCTTGGACCAGAGGTATACCATTCGTACACCTTGTCGAAGACAGAAGGATCACCAGATGCTAAGGCCGCTTCTTGCTCAGAGTGTGGATCATCAATAATAAGAAGGTCAGCACCTTTACCAGTAACAGTACCACCAACGCCAATAGCAAAGTACTCCCCATTAGCATTAGTCGACCAACGTCCAGCAGCTTTCGAATCACTTCTAAGGGAAACATTAGGAAATACACGAGCATAAGCCTCCGAGTCCACTAGGTTACGAACTTTACGTCCAAAGCCAACTGCTAGTTCAGCTGTGTTCGAACATTGAATAATCTTCTTATTAGGAAACTGCCCTAAGTACCAAGCAGGAAGTAAATAAGACGCAAACTCAGACTTAGTATGACGAGGAGGCATGTTAATAATAAGACGCTTAGTTTTTCCACTGGCTATTTCCTCAAATTTTTTAGCCATAACTGCATGATGTCTTCCATCGATGAAACCTGGCCACATCGTCTTAACAAACGTCAGGAAGTCTTTTTGACCCTGTTCTCTTAAGACGGTGTCTTGGTATTCCTTAACCCGTTCCCAAATAGGGACTTGTTCAGCTTCGGGTAAGAGCTTAATGAGTTCTTCTATCTCGTTCATCGTTTAAACCTAGCTTCGTAACGTCTATACTTCGCACCCCAATATGGGTTATCTAGGATCACTTTCATCGGTTTATGAAAAATCCCAGCCCGATCAATCTTGCACCGTTTTGATGCATTCGGATGTAGAAGAAAGCGAAGCGAGATGGTAAGCCTATTCATGATTACGTAGTCTCATATAAGAGGGACGTATAGACCTATGCCTACCTTTTATCCCTTTACATAGTCCTAAGTCTACTAATGCCCACATCTTCCTACAAACATTACCCCTACCCTTTTCACCAGTAAGCCTCATAATGTCATCTATAGAGGGGCCAAAGCCAAACTCTTTCCACCAGGTCTCTATGATCATATAGATCTCTTTTTGTACAGGAGTCAAAATATATACCCTACCTAGTCATGGGACCCAAAATCATCAAGGGGGGTCATTTCTATATCCACGCCTAACTCAACCTTCAAAATTTCAGATACCCCCTCCCCCTCTTCTTCTACTTCGTCTAGGGTGGGTACTTCGCTAGGATTTGATATTTGATTGTCTGGAATATTATGTAATATCTCTGCCCTATCATCATGGTCATTTAGGGGGGTGGGGTGCGGTGGGGTCTCGGATAGGGGAATATCGTTCTCCGTCTCGTCCAATTCCTCTGACATAGGTTCGTCATCTGATATAAGTTCGGCATCTTGTATCGCTTCCCCTCTTATCTCTGACAATAGTTCGTCCGCACTCCGTTTCTTATCGTCTGACAATGTGAGACTGTTACCTATAGCTTTTCGTAAGCTGTCCATTAATCGCTGTTTGACTTCGTCCGAGTTGGTGACAATCGTGGCGGTCTTATCCCTGTCTTCAAACAGTCCAACTTCGGTGAATTTGCCAATCAGTTCCAATGCTTTGAGGCGGTCTCTCGGTGACAAGTCGTCATCAATAGCGAGTTCGGTAATTTTTTCTATGGCGAGAGCTCTTAAAGAAGTAGGCAAAATAAGATGTTTTATCGTTTCTGACGCTTGTAATTGATTTATCATAAGTGAGACTTTAGTGTTGTTGAATACTTTATTGGCATTGACTGATTGTCCGTTTGGCTTCCCTTGAGTGTCATAAGCGTTTCGATAGGCTTCAGTCTTATTCATTCCCTTGAGGACGATATTTTCAGTAAACTTACGCTGTTTTGATGTTAGCTTGATGTCGTTCCCTAGTATCTTATCCAATGGGACTTGCTGTATCGCTTCGCTTATTTGGCGTTTAGATAGCTTTGGCGGCGGTTTGGTCATAGGTATAAATCAGGTATATTGAGAATGATTCTCATTATAGTTTAGAAATCGAACGCTGTAAAGCGATTTTAACGAACGATTGATAGTCACTTGATATTCTGATATTAACTTTTTAATCGTTTGTTATAGTGCGATTGTGTGCTTTTTAGCTATAAAGTGCTTTTTCGCTTCGCTTTGAGGTCTCAAAAATGGCGGTTTTAAGTCGTTTAAACGGGCTTAAAAATAATTGTTGCAATTAAAAATTACATCAATTAAACTAGCAATACATGAAATAAAACCTTTTCATGTGTTTATTAATAAAAAGAGGAGTAGTAAAAATGAATAGAGAGACATGGCTTAATCAAGTCACCGAGCAATTTATCAGACCATTGTTTATTTCAAAAGGGTTTGAGATTCCAAAAAACGTCCGCTTAACTTGCGGTTTACCTAGTCAAAAAGCGTTCGGCATGAAGCAACAGCGGATTGGTGAATGTTGGTCTGACATAGCTTCAAAAGACGGACATTACGAAATAATGATTTCACCAACGATTGCGGATAATCAAACAGTCACTTCTACATTAATACATGAGTTAGTCCATGCGACTGTTGGTCTCGAAGCTGGACACAAGAAGCCGTTTAAACAATGTGCTGTTGCTGTTGGTTTGACAGGCAAAATGACAGCGACAACTTCAACGGACGAACTCAAAGCAATCATGAACGAATGGTTTTTAACTGTTGGTGATTATCCTCATGCTGTATTAAGCGGAATGACCAACGGAATCAAAAAACAATCAACAAGAATGATTAAATGCGAATGCGAGGAGTGCGGATATACAGTAAGAATGACAAGAAAATGGCTTGCTGTTGGCGTGCCAAATTGCCCTCAATGCGATATTAAATTGAGTTCTGATAATAACGAGGGAGAGGACGAATAGTCCTCCCCTATTTTTTGGAGATAAAAAAATGCAACAGTATATTAAAAGCATAACAAATCAGTTTAGAGACTATGACGGACAAAAGGTAAATGTATTTATCATCAATGACCGATACGAAATACACACCGATTGTGGCGTGTGCTACGATACAATAAAAGGCGGTGATTTACCGCAATATATTTTTAGATTGAGAGAAGCATTAACAAACAACAGGTTTTATTTATAATGCAAATTTAAGCCAATTAGCAATAGTTGGCTTATGTGTGCAATTTCGCACGATTAGAGAGGAAAAGACAAAATGAACTTAAACCCAATCAGAGCAAATTTGACAGAGGTTATTATTAACAACGATTTGAAAGTGTTATTTAGCTATAAAACTCCTGTGGCTTGTGAGTTAAAAGGCGAGATTTTCAAAACGGATAAATTCTGGAGTAAAACTACAACACGCCATATTAACCAATGGCTTGACGGACGAAACGCAGAGACAGCTTACCAATCATTTTTTGACACATTGACAGGAGGTCTAGTATGAGTGTTATTAACATGAATTTATATCAAGTAGAATATCTATACAACGGAGAATTTTGTCGCAATAATTTTAATTATGAACATGAAGCAAAACATTTTGCTGTTGATATTTCAAATGACAAAGGCGTCTCTGATATATTAGTGTGTGAATTTGGTTCATATATTGGCAGAATTGAATCAATTAATAATTGCAACGCTTTTGTTAGAATTTAAGGAGTAATCATGAGTTTATTACAGGAAATGGAAACGCACGGACTTGCAGACTGTGAATTCAATCGCCAATTATTACAGGAAGCGTTTAAACGCAGTCTTAATAAAGCAAGGATTCAAAGCATTAGGTTTTTTTTATCAACCATGACAGAAGCACACTCATATATTTAAGGGGAAATTATGAAAAGCATATATTTAGCAAAGGGTCACAACAGTTGGACGAATAAAACATTAAAGAGAGTTTTTAATGACTATACAGAAGCACACTCATTTTTGGAGGGTTTGACAGATTCGTCAGTTAAGATGTATAGTTCAGATAGCTTAATCGAAGCTGTGAATTTACTTTTAAGAGAGGAAATAAAATGATTACAATAGGGGATAGAGTAAAAGTCATTGACCAAAACATTACAGGCACAGTTATTCGTTATGATTGCGGGTCTAAAGTGGTCATAACAGATGATGACGCAGAAATGTGGAGTGAAAATGGCGAGGAAACTTTAGTTTATAGAATATCTGAACTTAAACTTTTAGACGAGGAGATAAAATGAAAACTTATTGGGTAACCTATCAAAGATATATGACCGAAATGGAAGAGGTCACGATTGCTGTTGAGGCTAAAAATGAAAAACAAGCACTACAAAAAGCACAACAGGGAGACGGAGAGGAAGTTGAATGGAATACATGGGACAGAACCTCACAAGAGGATTATTGGGACAATGTAGAAATCAACGAGGAAAAAGATATGAACTTTATTAAGGGAGATGAAAATGGGACAGTATCACAAAGTTTATAATGTAGATAAACAAGAGATGATTAATGCTCATGGCATTAATAATGGTTTGAAATTAGTTGAACAAGTAGGGCATGACCTATCAACCTCAACCGCTTTATTCCTGTTGTTAGCTAACTCCAATGGTCGTGGAGGTGGTGATGTAAGAGAGCATGAATTAGTCGGCAGTTGGGCAGGGGATAGAGTTGTTGTGCAAGGCGACTATGCAGAGCCAAACGACAAAGGCTTTATATCTAACACGGATAGATACAGAGATATTAGTAATGATGTATTTAATATGTTAAGAAGCACAATGGAGGGTATTTAACATGGAAGCTAGTAGATATGAACTTATAAAAACAGAATGGGGATTTATGGCATACGACCATGACTGTGACCAATTCTTGTATAACAAAAGAAATGAATGTTTATTTGATAATGATTTAGAAGCTAACAAACTTATTGAGGACGCAGTTCAAACAAATATGGAGGAGAACGAAAATGCCTAAATTTATGTTAAGAGAAACATTGTGGCAGTATTACATAGTGGAAGCAGACACAGAAGATAAAGCTGTTGAGAAACTGTATGACGGGTTTGGAGACATTGAACCTGTGGACGCTGAATATTTAGATGACATTTTAGTCAAGGAGATACAGAATGCTTAAATATGTTGTGAACGATTTACAGGGAGGGTCTTTTATGTCTTGGACATGGGAAACTCCCCTAGATAGAAAACAGTTGTTGGAGGTGTTTAAACAGTTTGCAGATAGTGACAACATGGAAACGCCTAAAAAGTATTTTAACTTGGGCTTCTGTGCTGATATGTGGGAAGTGGACATCAAGCCGTTTAAACATAGTGGCAAGTATTGTGCTAGATGTAATTGTGAGTTATCGTCATATAAACCTAACAGAACGAGAGGCTATAAATATGTTTGTGTGAATTGTGATGAAGATATTTACGAATTCGAAGCAAAGGAGAAAACAAATGAATTACATAGCAGTTGATTGGTTTGATGAGGAATTAGATAAATTTTATGGTGATACCAATAATGGAATGACACATGGCATACTATTATTTGACAATGAAGCACAAGATGTCATAGATGTTCAATGGTATCTTTTACAGTCTAAAAGAGATGAAGAGTTAGAACAATTACAAACGGAGGGTATTTAATCATGGGTTATAGAAGCCAAATAGCAAGTATCATTTATGATAAAAAAGAAATTATGGATAAATTCAAAGCTGACCATGCAGACATAATCAAAATATTAGATGATGAATTTAATGACGGGTCATTAAAATATATTAGTAGTGAAGATTATGATTTCATATATTTGAATGGTAATGATTGGAAATGGTATCAAACATTTAAGGAAGTTAAAGCATGGGAAGAACTTATGGATTTGGCAGACAAAGAAAAGTTATCTGTTGAGTTTGTAAGAATTGGTGATGATTATGATGATGTTGAGGTGGATTATAGAAACGATCCTCAATATTATTTAACACCGATTAGAACCATTGAAGCTAGTTTTTAATAACATTGTTTAAACAACACGGAGAGGGAAATGACTAAAGATCAAAAATTGGAAGCATTAATTAATCGTGATATGGATAACATATTTAGCGACTATAAGGAGTTGGAACAGTTTGTAGCTTATGTGTTAAAAAATGGTTATGAGGGGTATGGCAAGTTAAACTCTGAAGATATTGACGGAATTTATACAGATATATTTGAGGAGGAATAAAATGAATAGAGATAAGATGATTCAAAGATTGGTTAATGAAAACTTATCATTATGCCAAAACAATACAGAGGTGAATGACGGAGTTATTTTTGATTTACTTATGTATGGATTCAAAGGATATGAAAACATGAGTATAAAAGAACTTGAAGATGAATTAGGTGATTTAGATGAGGTGCAAGATGATTAAATACAAAGGCGATACAGCGTCAATAGATAATTTAGGGGACGCATTAGAACTATTTGCTAAACATGGGATATGGGTATTAATATCAAACAAAGCAAAAAAAGACCCTTATGGCGAACGTTTAAGATTGGCATTTTTTAAGGAGGTGGAAAAAACATGATTACGCACGCACAATTAACAGAGTGGTTTGGTGGAAAAGGCAATTTTGATACAGAGGATTGTTTGGAAGTATTGTTAAGTTTAGTCAATCAAGAATACTCAATTAGAGCATTTAAGAATGACATTTACGAAACGCTAGACATTGAACCGAATGGATATACAACACCTAAATTTGAACCAACAGAAGATGATGATGTTGCATAAAAACAACAAATAGGCGGGACATGGGTTGCCTAGAAAGAGTAAGTGTGGTAAGGTTATAAGTCCTGCCTTTCAATAAGGAGAAGCTATGCAAGAATTAGAGGTTGCAAGTGCCTGTTTGGGATTGATTTTATTCGGTGAAGCGGGTAATGATTTCAATAACCAAATGGCAGTTTATAACGTAGTAATGAATCGTAGTAAAACCATAAGTCGAGTGTGTGATACTGTATACGAACCAAAGCAATTCGAATACATCTCCCTCATTCAAAATAAGAAAGCCAAAGAACCTAACCAAAAAGAGTTTCTACAATACAAACTCCTAGCGGTTAAGTTTCTTACAAAAGCCAAAGGATATACTTATAATCCCGTTGGTCATGCGACTTTCTTCCATGATGACAGAATCAGTCCACAAAAAAATATCTTTAAAAAGCCTTTATTAGCACAAGTAAATAACCTATACTTCTATTAACTAGATAGTATTAGTTTTTTTAACTCTTCTGCCATTTCGGGAGTGCCACGAGCAATATGGTCGTCATTAAAGTCATTCCCAGCTGTCATGCTGAGCCAATACGGCTTGCCTGTTTCAATAGCGGAGTTCTCTCCAATGCCATTTCTGTCGTTATCTGCGACAACGAGACCTTTCCTGAATTTCCTAGCTATGAGCTTCATGTTGCTTGCACTGAAGCATGTATAGATAGAATACTTGATATTGCTAGTTTTCAAGACCTCCCTGATACTGAGAGCAGTCGCATAACCCTCGCAAAAGATAGGAAATCCCTTTGCGTTAAAGGCGAGAGTTGCACCCTTGCTCGTTTGTCCATACAGGAACTTCTTCTCCCCTTGTGCATTGATGAGTTGAACCCCAATCAGCGTTTTGAATTGTCGCATGGGGACTACCAATAGTTTTTCTCCGTTGTTATCCCAGACGTTGTCTAACATATCTGGAAAGCCTTTAGAAGCAAGATATGGGTGAGTTTCTTGTTTGCATTGGTGCATAATCCAACCCGCTTTCTTACGGGCTAATTCTGCTAAACGAATCTTTTCTTCATTGAGCTTGGCTTTAGAAACTTTGTTGATGACCACAGGCGTATCTTTATCGGGAAACCACGTTGCTGGTTTATCCATTGTTGCCCAATTAATCACGAATCCAACATCACCCTTAAACATATAAGAGCCATTTAGTTTTCTTGGCTTATCTTCTGTTGGAACTCGAATTGATTTATATGGGATAATGTTGTTGATAATTAAACCATGAATTCTGGCGAAGTCTTGGAATGTCATGCTGCTCTCCTAGATGGTTTGTTAGCACGAGCATAAGCAATCATTCTGCTTTTAACATAATTCATAGTCTTGATACTTGGTTCTTTTCTGCTATATTCTAACTTGGTAGGTAAGACACCATACTTCTGTTTAAACGTCTTCATCGCCCAATGAGGATTGAATTGTTTCATATCAGCGATTGAAAGTAATTCGGAATAGAACTTCTGACGTTCTTCGTATTCTTCGTTTGACATAGAAACAAACTCATGAAGCTCTCCCGCTTTGGTGGAGAACATAGGCTTCTGTTTCTTATAACCACATTCACATTCGGTTGCCTGTGGTATCCATAATGCTTGACATGCGGGACAAACCGCTTCTTTCTTTTCTCGTTCTGATGGTTCGCCTTTGGCTTTCTCTTCTTGAGTATCTAAATCTTTAACGCCATTCAAAAAGACTTCTTCCCAATCATCTCTAAAGCGTAAATAATTACCGCTATGATCTAACCATAGACCAAAGTCTTTACCTTTAAATGATCGCATAACTCTTCCCATTTGTTGAACATGGGAGGATAATGATTTAGCGAAGGGTCGTGCTGATACTCCGATCATAACATCGGGAACATCGAAGCCACGAGTTAAGATGTCTGTTGCAATTAAACCATGAATAGTGGTATCGGGTTTACTAAAGTCTTCAATGACTTTACGCTTGGCATTGGATTCATCAAGATAAGATATAGAAACAAAGTTATATCCTTTCTCGGCAAACTGAGCTACTAAGTCTTGTCCATGTGCTACTCCAGAACAGAATACAA